TGTTTTAAACGCATTCGCAACTAATACACAGGCTGTGTATAATGGAGTTACAGTGTCAATCCTAGACTCAGGCGTTCAGCCTGCTAGAAAATCTGGCGGCTGGTACGTTCGAGATATATCAATAAATTACATTAGAATTGGAGAGTAAAAAATGTCTATTGGCGGAGAATTAAACGGCACAACGTGTCTATTGTACAAAGGTATTGCAGGAACTGAAGTTATTGCAGGCCAAATGGAATTCACTATCACTTACGGTGGTACACCTATCGATATCTCAAATAAGTCTTGTGGTGATTGGCTAGAGTTTCTAGATGGAGAGCTATCGGCTAAGCAGGTTGTTATCTCTGGCACATTAGTCTACAACAACACAGCAGACTATGAAGCCATTAAAGACCAAGCATTTACAGGCACAATGGATAATTACGTGTTCAAATTTGCACCATCAACTGAATCACTGACAGGTAAGTTCATGCCTAATGCTATGAGTGAAACAGTTCCTCATGGAGATAAAGTATCAACATCAATCACGTTCAGCTCAAGCGGTGAAGTTACGCGTACTGGCATTACGGTGGCTTAATGCAAGTACATCTATGCTATAAGCCGTACCAATTCAAAATGAGCCTTGGCGCGATGAAAGCATTTAAAGAGGCTACAGGCAAAGACCTGTGGTCTACTTTAATTACTTTTGTTGATAGCTGGAGCCGTAGCAAAGAAGAGCCAGAGCTAACTCGATACAGAGAAGCTTACAAGGCAGTAGACTTTGAAACGGCTGTACACGCCGCGCATTGCATGATTCACGAGTATGATAAGTCAATCTCTATGGATGAAATTGAAGATGCAATGTTTAGATGCGGATGGTTACCTAATGCTGACGGCAACGACAAAGGCGCTCCTTATCCAATCGTATTAATTAACATGGCGTTACAAATTCACTCTACTTTCTCAAGCGATGAAAAAGCAAAAAAGCGTTCTGCACGTTCAAGAGAAAAATAGACAGGGGCGTGCAAGCATTCGAGTTTGACTATAAATCTTATTGGAGGCTTTGTGTCAAAGAGTACAACATACAGCCATCCGAAGCTTGGAGTCTAGATTTTGCGGAGGTCAAGTGCTTGGCTGAAGTTCAAGATAAGGAAGAGCAGGATATATCGCTAATGCTTAACTATGAGCGAATGGATAACGGGGCTAGTGCTGAATGGCTTGGATTGAATTACAACTAACAGGTAAATATTTATGACTACTCCGTTAATAGTAGAGTTAGACGCCCGAACATCTAACTTAGATGCAGGGTTAAGGCGTTCAGAAGCAAACTTAGATTCATTTGAATCATCCGTCACAAGGTCAGATAGAAGCTTGGGTGGATTCACAAAAGTTGCTGGTGTAGCTGCACAGGGTGCTATTGCCATTGGTACTGCGGCGGTTACTGCGGCAACTGCTTTATCTGCAATGATAGTAGCAACAGCTAAATCACAACAAGAGCTAAGCATACTATCTAAACAAGTAAAATTATCGACCGCTGATTTTGAGGCTCTAGCATTTGCCACCAATCAATATGGAGTTGATGCTGAGCAAATAGCTGACATATCAAAAGATATATCCGACAAGCTAGGTGAATATTCAAAATCTGCCACCGGTGCGTTTCAAGATTTCGCGGATGTAGTGGGACTAACAAAAGATGAAGCAGTAAAAGCCGCGACTGAGTTTGGCACTTTATCTGGAGATCAAGTTTTAGGTCAAATGGTCTCAATGATGGAAAAGTCAGGAGCAACTGCGGATCAAATGACGTTTGCTTTAGAATCGATGGGTAATGACGCATCTAGATTGACAGGTCTATTTTCTAATCAATCAGAAGAATTAAATAAGCTAACAAGCCGTTACACCGCAGCAACTAAATCGCTAAACCTAACCAAGGGAGAAGCTGCAGACCTACAGAAAACAGCGACAAGCTTTAATTTGACGATGGATATAATGGGGAAATCAGGCGCTAAAATATCTTCTAGTCTAGCTCCTATGCTGGACGAGTTTTTTAACGGAATTATATCTATCGTTCCTAACGCCACGCAAACAATTATAAATTTCATTAACTCCTTCAGAGATGAAAGATCAATAATGAGCATTAAGGATGTTAATGAGCAGATAGCCATGGCTGAAGAAAATACGGCCGATCTAAGAAAGGAGCAAGAAAGGCTTAACAAAGTTATTGGTGATTACGGTATCGTTGGCGATTCAGCTAGGGTTAGAATGGGCCAGACCAACACTGAAATAAAAGAGCAAGAGGAAAGAATTATCGGGCTTATAGCTCAGAAAAAGGAATTAGCCGCCCAAGAAAAAGCGGATGCAGAAAGGCTTAAGGGCGGAACAATTAGCGCAGGCAGTGGAAGCGGTGGAGGAACGGGCTTAATTTCTAGCTCACCTGGTGGTAATAGCGATGCAGCTCAATTAGCCGCGATCGAAGATAGATTTAAATCAGAACAGCAAAAGCTTACCGAAAAGCTCGATGAAGATTTAGTCATAATCGGAAACAATAACGAATTAAAACTTCAACTTCAACAAGAATACTTAGATAACCTTTTGGCACTTGATGAGAAGTACGACCAAGAAAGACTTGATAGCCAAGAAGATATCGCTAATGCAGCTGCAAAGTTATCCAAGAAGTCCAAAGATGACACTAAGGACGAAACAAAGAGTAAAACATCATCGCAACAAGACTACCTAAGTGCAGCAACTTCTATTGGTAACGCGCTATTTGAAGATAACAAAGCGGTCAGTGCTGGTCTAGCGGTCGCTAATACTGCAGCTGGTGTAACAAAGGCTTTATCCACTCAAAACTGGGCTGCGGCTGCGGCTACAGCGGTGGCAGGCGCTGCGCAATTAGCTACAATACTAAGCTCTGAAAAGGGCGGTGGTTCTTCTGTAACTAGCGTTCAATCTAGCGCGCCAGAGTCAAGCGATACGGACAGCGCAAGCATTAGTTCAACAGATGCGAGCGGTAATACACAAAACGTTGTTATTAGCTTTGATGCAAGCGATAGTGATATTATTGCAGCAATAGCTAAAGGCTTGAAAACAGAGTCAACAACGGGGAATATATAAATGATAGTAAGCACATCTAATATAGCAAGTGACGCAGTTTTAACGATCAATCCAGACAGTGAGCTTCAAGATATTAGCGTTGTAACTGATGGTGATTACTCTAGCGTTTACTCTGATGCATTAAGTGGCACCACTGTCATTCAATTCATATTTAATGAGCCTGTAAATATAGGTTACTTAGCGATAGGTGGCAGTAATATCAGTAAAAAGGACTCTATTGCAATAGCGGTATCAGAAAGCGTGTCAGCTAAATTCTGGCGTACGGTTGATCAGGAGAGGTTAATATCTTCTGATGGTTTCAACTTGACTGTTGGCTTTGGTACGGCTGTAGATGATAGTGCATTGGGTAGTGATGAATCGGTTACATTGATGTATCGAGTTGACGAGCCTAACGCTAGGCGAGTAACAATCACAGTAAAAGGAACTGGTACGCTTTCCATTTCTGAAATAGCTTTAGGCGAATATTACGAAGTGCCAAGAGGCCAGCAATCAGGATATAAGATGGCTTGGACAGTTCCAAATATACAAGCAAGGGGCGCGACTACTATCGGCGGGGCACCTATTAACCTATCTTATGAATCACGCAGTATTTCTGGGACGTTAACGGTTCCAAATAATATAATGAGAGATTTTGATGGCTGGTATAAATTTATTAAGTTCGCAGCTTCAAATACATTTTATATTCTTGAGGATGAAGAAAGGTTTCACGCTTACGCGGCTTTTAATGCAGTACCGGGGGTAACAACTAATACCGCTCAAACTCGTTCGCTTGGTTCAAGCTCTATATCATTCCAAGCATTCGCAAAATCTACGGAGGCCTTATTCAGTGTATAAAGATGACTTTGCTCAATATCAATTCATAGTTTACGAGCTAGTGCTCCCTTACTGCTCCGTGTGTACTCCCATATCAACTGAAACTACATCATGGCATACACCGCCTTTGTGTGAAGAGTCTAGTGATTCTGAATACTCTTTATTCTTTACTAAGAGCAATGCGCCTTTAATGTCACCACC